GCCATATTTTTTGTTCTCTTGTGTATTCTTTTGGCTTGTATTTGTAGCCATCTGCTCTTGCTTTGTTGAAATATATAGATGTAACTAATAATAAAAATCCACTAACAACTAATACCAAGAACAGCCAAGCAATACCTTCGCCTATTTGCCTTCTCATTTGTTGTTGTTTATATACAGTTTCTTGTCTTTGTTTTCTTATCTGACCTTCCATAGCCAATAACTCATTATAAGCTTGTGGACCATGTGTCATGTTTAGAAAAACCTTGAGTTCGTACCTTTGTTCCTCAAGTTTCTTTTTGGCTGCATAAGCTGCGAGAGCTGCTTCTTCAATCGATCCAGCTTTAAACAATTTGCCAAACAGGGGAGGATTTTTAGCTTGTTTCTCCGCATTATCAACATCTGATACAGCTCCCATCCATCGTCCAATATCTCCAGACATTTGTTCTATATCACGACCTACTGCGAATCCTTGTTTTATCGCACTAAATGCTTTTGAAGCTACTCCCATAGCTAATGATATAGTTACTGGATCTATCAGATAACTCCATTAAAAAACGCCTTTAAACCTTTGTGGTTTGGCTATTGGTGAAAACTTTTTAATCATACCACCACTACTTTTTTTTTGTGGCTTTTTTAGATTTTTTTTTAGATTTTTTGATTTCCCCGCTTTTGATAATGCTATTGCTATCGCTTGTTTCTGTGGGTACTTCTCTTTCTTCAACTTGCGTATGTTCTTGCTGATTGTTTTCTGGGATGATCCTTTCTTCAACGGCATTTACCACTCCTTCTTTTGCAAGTCTTCTTTGTCTTTTTTTTTCTCTTTCAACAGCCCACATTTTTTCTCTGATTGAACTAACCATAACTTATCCTTTCATTGCTCTCATTGCAGCTACATCTCTTGTTGTTTGATCTCTTTGATTAGCTATTTCTTCTTGTTGATCTAATCTTTGTTGATCTAGCAATACATCATTTCTTTCTTTTTCTTTATCCAGTGTTTGCTTCTTTTCAAATTGGTCTTGTTTTTGTGCTATCTCTTGCCCTCTTAGTGCCAACTCTTGTTTTCTTATTGTTACAAGTGGATCTTCACTTGGAGGTGGTGTTAAGGCTTGTGCGTATTGTTCTTGTATCTCTGCCGCTAATTCAGCACTTCTTGATGCCATCTGATCTTGCACAGCTTTCATTGCATTTGGATCTTGTTGCATCATCATTTGTTGCTCTGGTGGTATTGATGCCATGACTTCTTGTTGTGCTTGTAACTCTGACATCAAAGCAATATGTTCTGATATATGACCTTGTAAAGTCATTATTATTGCTGCATTAGCTTGTGCCACTGGTGTACTAATCATAGCTAAATGTGCAGTTATATGTGCTTGATGATTTTGTTCTGGAAAAGCATTTAAAGCACCACCTTTTAAAGCCTCTTGATTTTCTTTAGCTGGATTTAAAGGCATCGGTTGTGGTGGTGGTTGCAAGACTGCTTCAATGTTTGTAACACCTAATGCCTCATACATCTTCCTATATGCTTGATACATACCATTTGGACCATGAATATCTGGATTGCTTTGTGCTAACTGTAATTGTGTCTGTGCCAAAGCAATACGTTGTGACATAGAAAATATGTTTGGATCAGATACTGGCAGTATATCTATTCTGTCATCAAAGTCTGTTTGCTTAATCTCTGGCGGAGCACCTGGAACTTGATATGGATACATTGGTACATCCATAGCAAACAATCTAGCTAACAACTTAAACTCAATCTTCTGTGAGTAATGTAACCTTTTATGAATAGCAGACATAACTTTTGTTCCACGCTCCATAATAGCCATAGTTGTGCCAACTGGTGCATTGCCTTGCATTTCACCAACTTTCATATCAGCCATTGATGCAAAACGTCTGCCTGTGTCTATTAGATTGCCAAGTAAAGAATACAAGGTTTGAGATGGCTCCTTAAATGGTAATGGCATGATTGCTTGACGCAAATCCATACCCACCATATCTACATCTCTAAACTCGCCAGGACTTAGTGGAGTTTCATCATCTCTAATCCTTGCACCTCTTGCTTTAAATCCTGCAGGTAAGTTTGATAAAGTACCTGCGTCTATTAGTTGTCTTAATATTGATGTTGATGCTCTTGATAAGCCACCTATCATATGAGTAAGACCAAACCCATAAAACCCAAGACCAGGTAAGAACTTATAATGAACAAAATAAGGGATTTTCCGACGGAGCGGATCACTTTCATTGAAATTACGCTTGATTGATAAGATTTCACTGGACTTCTCCACTATGGTTACGACATAGGGCATTTTGAGTCCTGTAGGCTCTCCTTGAGAATCCATATCCTCAAAACCTGACAAATCTAAATCTGTGTGAACTTCATGTAATGTTATTTCTTCATTGTAACCTGTGCCTTTATCAATGCCCTCAATATCACTTATTGTTTCTCTTACCTCATCATAGTTTGTTCCCCCATTTTCTGATGTAGGCAAGTCTATATCTCTGTAAAATCCACTAAGCTGCAACTTTCTTACCTCGTTCTTGTTCATGCGTATAACATGAGCAATACGAGTTGATGTTCTTAAGTCTGTCGCATTGTAAGGCACAATTAAATCTTCTGCATGGACAAACTTTGAAACCGCTCGTTGCATTGATGGATCAAAATAAACTTTTTTAAATGCTGAACCTACAATTGGAAGATAAAATAACATTTGATCTAACTCTGGATCATATTCTTCCATCTCATAAGTTATTTGGTAATTCATATAATTTTTAACACGCTCTGCTTGTGATAAAAGTTCTGGACTTTCAGCACCTACAATGTGTGTTCGCACTGGACCACTTGCTGGTAGCATTTCTCTATATGCTTGTGCTTGAAACTGTGTAACGCTTTCTGCTAATAATGGGTGTACTATTCCAGAAGCACCTTCAAACGGCTCGGCTCTGTCTTCGTAATTCATGCCAAGTAATTCTAAACCACTTTTATATTGATCTTCCCAATCTCTTCTTGATTGTATATCATTTTCTATATCACCAACAATATCACTTGCAATTGTACCAAGCTCTCCGTCATCTATGTGTTCTGCTAAGTTGGCATCAAATGGTATGGATATAGGTGCATCTAATTGTTCTTGCATCTCACCTATAATAGCAGATCCGTCTTCAAACTCTGTTATGCCAGGTGTTATTTCTGTTTCAGTAACAGCAACTTGCACACCTTCTGGTAATGCGGCGTTCTCTATACCATTTACTTTTTCAATAGCCATGATTATCTAAGCTTAAACTTCCCACCTGCTCTTGCAGCACCCATACCTCTACAGACACCACCACCAGAACCCATTTTTACAGGTCCACCTTTTTCAAATTTACTAGCTAATTTTGGATTCATCTTTTGTTGAACATCTTCTGGTAATTTAGAAAAACCTTTTAATTTTGCTGGAACTACTCCACCATCTTCCATTTTTCTAGCACCCATCATTTGACTAATCATAGATCTGTCTGCGTCAGATATAGTTCTACCGCCTCCACCTAACATGGCACCTACCATTGCTCTGTCTCTGTCAGACATCATTCTGCCACTTCGTGCATTTGGATTTGGCATTCTTCTGACAACCATTGTTTTGCCATCTATGTTTCTAAGAGTTTCACCTTTTTTAACTGTGCCTTGAAATGGCTCAATAGTTTCAATAAAATCTTCTACTGCCTCATCTAGTTTGTTCATGGCTCTCATTGGACTTTGTTGTGCTCTTCTTGGTGCCATACCACCTTTTGCCATCTTAACAGCATCTTCTTTTTTAACTTTACTTGCGTTCTTGTAAAAGTCCTGCATCATTGATGGAGTCATTTCATTGAAGTCACCAATAGTCATATCGCCATCTGCTATAGCTTTATCTCTTTTTTGTTTTTCTACAGCCTTCTTAAAATTCTTTGGCTTTGCCTTTGGTTGAGCCATATTACTCTCCTGTCTTTGAGTTAATCATTCTTGATCTAGTCATATTAATAACCTCGCCTCCGTTAGCCATCTGTATTGTCTTTTGTTGAATACTAAACGGATCTTTCTTAGCGTCTGGTGTTATATCAAAAGTTTGTGGCCTTGCTTTCACTCTACTGACTTTTGCAGATTTTTTCAATTTTTTTATCATAGAGGCATCTTTCTTCTTCTGTTTATCAACAGTCTTGATGCCAGTTTTGCCTTTCTCAAAGTCAGTAATCATCTTAGCTAAACCCTTTAATGGGTCAGCTTCTCCACCTTTTTTTAGAAGTTTTAACTGCTTCATTTTAGTGGTATCTATGACTTTTATCTTTGGCTGTAATCTTTTTGTTTTAGGAGTAACGCCAGTGCCAAAGTTCTTGCCAGGAACAGCTTGACCACGCCTTGCTAATTCTTGATAAGTTCTAATTCTATCAGCTTCGTCTGACATTATCTTGTTCCTTTAAAGCTACCACCACGACCGGGTACAACACCACCCATATTCATTTTTTTAATTCTCAATCCTTTTCCAAATATTTCTTCACCTATCTTTTGAATTTTATCCATATTTGGCACTTTTTTAATTTTAGTCATATCAGAAGGCTTCAAACCTTTTATAGCTTTTTTTAAGTTTTTTGTAATTTCTCCACCATCTTCCTTTTTAACTGGCTCTGGATCTAAATCTTGTATGTACTTTCTTACTCCACCAGTGTCTTCTCCTTTGACAAAATCTAATTCTTTTTTTCCAAAGTTTTTCTTAATAAAAGAACCATATTTGTTTAAAAGCTGTGACTTGCTCATTTTACCATAGTCTGCCATTAGTAATACTCCATCTTTCTTCTGTAAGCGGGTTCAAACTCTTCATCGTCTGGTGTGGATATAAAACCACCTTGTCTGAATCTTAGTATAGCCTGTGTCATCGAGTCTGCCAAGTCATCATGGTCGCCATGTGGAAAACTAGCACACTCTTCAACAACCTCCTCTGCAAAATTAGCGTCTGG